CATTGACACAAGAATTGAGTCAGCACTTCCCCTGCTGGCAAAAATACAACAACAAGGAACAGCAATGAAAGAAGCCAACATATTTGAAGCCTGGGCCGAGCGCCTGGTAGAAGGAACATGGCAGTTGCCAGACACTCCAGAAAAACAAGCAGAATTGCTTGAACTCATGAGCACAGACTTGCCAGTGGGCGCTGACGCTACTAATGTCACAGAACAATTGTATGATCTCCTAGGCGACGACGAATTGTTTGATCGATTAGAAGAGTTGGCCGAGCGCGATGCCAATGCCGATGCTCGCCAAGTCATCTTTGATCGCATGCAGATGTTAAGCAACGATCCAGATGTGCGTAAAGTTATTGAACAATTGAACATTGATCCTACAGCTGAAATGAATCCTCCAGAAGCAACTAACCCTGCTGACCTTGAGCCCATGAACGAAAGCCGTCTAATGGATGCCACAGGCGAAACCATTGATCATATCCTAAATCGTTTCAAACACGAAGTCAAGAAGTTTGAACAAGCAGGTGATCTGGATGATGACTTATATCATGCCCTGTTTGACTATTGGAACGATGCTGGTGAGATTCCTTACGGCACACAAAAGGCACGTGATGGCGATCCAATGGAGTGGGTAGCAAAAAATTTAGAAAGTCACTTGTCAGGTGGCGGCATTGTGGGCGGTAACCCAGACGAAGATTATGGCATGGAACGCGAAAGCGTTGAACACGGTGACTATGCTGAAGAAAAGAGTAGAATGCGTGAGCTAGCTGGTATGGCTCCAGAAGAAACCGACGAAGGTATTATTGGCGGCCTTGCCGGCGGCGTTGGTGGTGCCGCATTAGGAGGCTCGTTGTTTGGATTACCAGGCGCGATTGGTGGAGGACTACTTGGTGCTATAGCCGGCGACAACATAACAGACGAAGCCGAAGAAACTGATGAAGGTTGGAAAGGTCAGTTAGCCGGAGGCACAGTCGGAACATTGGCCGGCGGTGCGTTAGGAGCAGTAGGCGGCCCAATTGGTGCTGCAGTAGGCGGAGCATTAGGTGGAACAGCTGGTCAAATGATTGGTGATAAACTAGGCGGCAAAGAGAAAGAAGAAACCAACGAAAGTGATGCTGACTTGTTTGATGATGCCACTTGCAATATGACCGAATCTGGCGAATCATGCCCAGTGCATGGTGTAGAAGAGTGCTGGGGATCCGATGATGCTAGTCCACTAGCAGGACAATATGGACATTCAGGCAAAATGAAACCAGTGGCCAAAGACTTGAGCTTTTTGGATCGGCTCAAAGAATTGTCTGGATTGAACAAGTAATTCTACAATCTGAACAACCGTGTCATAAATAGTACTTGTAATAAATAGTAGAGTATGTAATAATGCATACTCTACACAGGCAACCAGCAGTAAACAGGCAACTTATTAAATGCAACCATATACATATCTTATTGGATGGCCCAAGTTAAACACTTATTATTACGGCGTCCGTTATTCTAAAAAATGCAATCCTAGTGATTTTTGGGTTACATATTTTACATCTTCCAAAAAAGTAAAAGAATTTGTTATCAAACATGGTGAACCTACGGTTAAACAAATTAGAAAAGTGTTTAATAATGAATTGTCAGCAAGACTTTGGGAACATCGTGTATTAAAACGGATAAACGTTGTTGGCACTGATCGGTGGTTAAACACACATTACAGTATGGCACCTTACTTGCAAAAAGGTGATCAACATTGGGCTCGAATTGATCCAGAAAAAGCTAAAAGAGCATTAGGTGGCAAAAATAATTATATCCATACACAACCTGGTGCATTAGAGAAACGACAAGAAAGGATGCGAACTGATAATCCAGCAAGTCGCCCAGAAGTCCAGGAAAAGATTAGACAAGGTCAATTAGCATTAGGAGAAAATCACCCAATGAAACGACCAGAAGAGCGGGCAAGGATAAGCGTCACCAGTAAAGAAAATTGGACAGATGATCGCAAAGCAGAGCAAGCAACACGTATGCGATTGCGTTGGCAACATACAAGGTTTAAAAAAATTAAATGTCCACATTGTGAAAAAATGATTGGAGCAAATAATTATAAAAGATATCATGATGATAATTGTAAAAGCAATTTAACCAGTTTAGTAGTAAACACTGACGACATAGTGTATAATAAGTCGTAAGGCAACATTTAAGGCAACTTAAATCAACATTTTAATCAACTTAGAAAGGCAACATAAAATGGCTAGCTTATCGGAAATTAGAGCAAGACTCGCTGCCAGCGAGAATAAACAAGGCGGCGGTCAATCCACAGGTGGAGACAACTCAATATATCCTCATTGGAATATTCAAGAAGGTGAATCATGCACGGTTCGTTTTTTACCTGATGGCAATACAAAGAATACATTCTTTTGGCAAGAGCGTGCCATGTTGCGCCTCCCATTCAATGGAATCAAAGGCGAGATGGAATCCAAACAAGTTTATGTCCAGATTCCGTGTATGGAAATGTGGCAAGAAACTTGTCCAGTGCTTACAGAAGTTCGCACTTGGTTCAAAGACAAGAGTCTAGAAGAAATGGGTCGTAAATATTGGAAAAAACGCAGTTACATTTTCCAAGGCTTTGTTCGTGAGAATCCAATTGCTGACGACAAAGCTCCGGCAAACCCAATCCGTAGATTCATCATTGGTCCTCAAATCTTTACTACTATTAAATCAGCATTGATGGACCCAGAGTTGGAAGAATTGCCAACAGACTTGATGCGTGGCTTGGATTTCCGTATTAGTAAAGCAAGCAAAGGTGGATTTGCTGACTACTCTGGAAGTAAATGGTCACGTAAAGAAACAGCACTTACAGAAGCTGAACAAGCGGCCATTGCTGAACATGGTTTATTTGATCTCTCAACATTCTTGCCTAAGAAACCCACCGAAGCAGAAGTTCGAGTAATCAAAGAAATGTTTGAAGCAAGTGTTGACGGTCAAAGCTATGACACAGAACGTTGGGGTCAGTATTTCCGCCCAGCAGGAGTGTCAGCACCAGCAGGTTCAAGTGCTCCAACAGTGGCAAGTACACCAGCACCACAGGTAGCAAGTACACCAGCACCATCGGCATCGAGTGACTTTGATGATGAAGAGCCAGCAGTAGCAACGGCTCCTGTAGAAGCTAAACCTTCTACAGACAAAGCACAAGACATCTTGGCAATGATTAGGGCACGTCAAAAGGCCTGAGTAATGTTATCGCATTTAGATTGCATTATATTTCCAGATCGCTGTGAGGTTATTGAAGTTACACCCTCACAGCGGTATGTGTATCCTATTTTTAAAAATGGTCGGTCTAGTTTATACCACCATGCTGAAAAATACAAATGTCAAATTTTAATTAATGAGCAAATAAAAAAAATTAACGCAATTGATATAATTTTACGTGAACCACATCAACGATTAATATCTGGAATTAATACCTATGTTCAAATGATGTCAAGAGACCACCCCGAGCTTGATAGCAAAACGGTATTATGGTTTGCTCAAAATTATCTTTTTTTAAATCGTCATTATGCACCACAATTTTTGTGGTTGATAAATTTAGCAAGATATCTACACCAAGATACTAAATTAAATTTTTTGGGTATGGATCAACTAATAGACCTGACAGAAATTCATCGTAAGCCAGGCAGTGTATTGCCAGCGTCAGAACAATTGATTGCTCAAATAAACAATATGCCAAATAACGAAATGTATCATCGCATAGATCAACTTTTAGTAAATTGTATAGGGCAATCCATGCAATTTAATCAATTAATTCAACATATTCACACGCAAGATGTTGCGGCATACGATTGGGTAATTGGGCGTAGTCAACGAATATTAAATCCAACTTATGCATTGTCCTAGGTTAGACCACTTTGTGCGTTTTAATCCTAACGGCACAGTAAGTCGCTGTGGTCACATGGTGCTACCTCCACAGTTTGAATCACTAGAACATATGGAATCAAGTGAGTGGCTGTCAAAAATCAAAGCAACAATGCTATCAAACAAATGGCCTAGTGAATGTGTAAGATGTCAAGAAACTGAGCCTAATAGCATACGTATGTATGCCATGCAGTTAGACAATCAAACTACTCAACAAGATTACCTACAAGTAGGCGGTGTGCTAGATAATATTTGTAATGCTGCTTGTCAAACTTGTAATCCAGAATGTAGTACACGCATTGGTTCTCTTACCGGTAAAACTTTTCCTATAGTAGATAATAGTAATCGCTTTTGGGATTTACCGCAAGAGCGTATTGTACATTTAGATATCAATGGCGGCGAACCTAGTTACAGTAAAAATTATAAAAAAATACTAGCAAACTTGCCGCCAAACCTACGCACACTTAGGCTTAACACAAATTGTAATGTAGTATTGGAAGAGTTAATAGATATTGCGGCCAATGGGATAGAAGTTACTGTTACTGTAAGTTGCGACGGTATTGGCCCAGTACATGAGTTTATGAGGTGGCCCATTCTTTGGGAAACGTTCTATCTTAACTTAATGCAATATAAAACCATGCCTGTTAAATTAAATTTATGGACTACAGTTAGCATATTAAATGTTGATGACTTGCCCAATGTACAGGCATTTGCCCAGGAACACGGAATTGACCATAGCTATGCTTATCTTAAATTGCCATTCGAATTGTCAGTTGATAATACTGACAATGTTTCTAGAGATGCATACATACGCAAGCAAAAACAACTAAGAGGTATAAATTGAAAATAGCAATTACAGGACACACTGCTGGAATTGGACAAGCTCTTGCCAAGGAATACATACTTGACGGTCACGAAATTGTAGGATTAAGCAAACGTAACGGTAATAATATACGCAACATACCTAAAATTTGTGATCAAATTGACCCTTGTGATATGTTTGTTAACAATGCTCAGGCTGGATATGCACAGACTGAACTATTATTTGAAATGGCTGAACGATGGCAAGGAACAAAAAAACATATCATTGTAATTAGCACTATGATGACTCAAGATCCAGTATCTGTTCTTTCTGGATTAGATATGGACCATTATCGTGTGCAAAAAATTGCATTAGAAGAAGCAGTTTGTCAGATACGTAATCGTAGACTTGGAGTAAAAATTACCATAGTTCGTCCTGGCAATATAGCCACTAGCCTAGATAAAACTGTTCCGCCCGCTGCAGATGTTAATAACTGGGCACGGACGCTATTAAATTTGTTTGACATGGCTAAAAATAATAATTTATCAATCCCAGACATATCATTAGGACCAGCAAATAAATGACACCTAAAGATGTGTTAACAAATCAACATTTCTGTCCCATGCCGTGGACAGGACTAATGTATAACCTTGATGGAAAAGTTAAAAATTGTATTCGCAGTGATGAGAAAACTGGCCTACTAGGCAACATCAAAGACACTCCCATTGAAAAAATATTACTTGGACCTAAAAATGTAACCAAACAAACAAATATCACAGATAATGCTCCGGCTGCCGGGTGTCATACTTGTTATGAGTTAGAGCATGGTAAAAAAGGATTTGACATTATCAGTGATAGAATTTTTTATATACGAGAATTTAAAAAAACGCCACTTGATACATATCGAGTTAATAACTTTGATCTTCAAACCATTGATGTACGCTGGACTAACTTATGCAATCTTGCTTGTGTATATTGCAGCCCTGAGTTTAGTAGCAAATGGGCCAATGAATTAAATATTAAAATAGAAACTCCATCTGAAAAACAACAAGCTGACTTTCAACAATATATTTACAAAAATGCAAAACAATTAAAACATGTTTATCTAGCAGGCGGTGAGCCTTTGCTAATGAAAGAAAATTTAGAATTACTTCAAAAATTAAACCCAGAAGTTAATTTACGGATAAACACTAATCTTAGTAAAGTTGATAATGGTGTGTTTGATGCTGTTTGTGGTTTTAAAAATGTTCATTGGACAGTAAGCGTAGAAACCGTAGAAGAAGAATTTGAATATATTCGATTTGGTGGTCGGTGGGTTGATTTTTTGGATAATTTAAACACAATCAGAAAATTAAACCACAAGATAAGTTTTAATATGTTATGGTTTTTACTAAATTATGATACAGTATTTGGATGTGTAGATTATCTTAAAGGATTAGGATTTCATAATAACAGTTTTGTAATTGGGGCGTTGCTGACCCCAGATTACCTAAACATTAGACATTTACCAAAAAATGTGTTAAAATCGTTAAAGACAAGATTAACATCAAAAATCAATGAGCAACCTGGATATCTACTTGAAGATAGTTACAAAAACATGTTACACTATATAGAGCAACCAATTACACAAAACTTGCTAGGATCTTTTGAAAAATTAGCCGCAATGGATCAGAGACGTGGAGTAGATAGTAGTAAGATTTTTACAGAATTATACAAACTTAAAGAAGGAAATTAATCATGGCAAAACCATTTGACGTATCAAAATTCCGCAAGGATATTACCAAGAGCATTGATGGACTCAGTATTGGATTTAATGATCCTACAGATTGGATCAGTACAGGTAATTTTGCCTTAAACTATTTGATCTCGGGTGACTTCAATAAAGGTATTCCACTGGGAAAAGTTACAGTATTTGCTGGCGAGTCCGGAGCAGGTAAAAGTTACTTCTGTAGTGGCAACATTATTAAAAATGCACAAGAACAAGGCATCTTTGTTATCTTGATTGATAGCGAAAACGCACTTGATGAAGATTGGCTTAAAGCACTTGGCGTTGATACCAGCGATAGCAAGTTACTCAAACTGAGTATGGCCATGATCGATGACGTTGCCAAAACAATCTCAACATTTATGAGTGACTATAAAGCACTTCCAGATGGTGAACGGCCAAAGGTGTTGTTTGTTATTGACAGTTTAGGTATGTTGTTGACACCGACTGACGTAAATCAGTTTGATGCAGGTGAAATGAAAGGTGATTTGGGCCGCAAACCTAAAGCACTTACAGCATTAGTTCGTAATTGTGTAAATATGTTTGGTAGTTACAACGTGGGTCTGGTATGCACAAACCATACTTACGCTAGTCAAGACATGTTTGATCCAGATGACAAAATTTCAGGCGGTCAAGGCTTCATCTATGCGTCGAGTATTGTTGTAGCCATGAAGAAGATGAAACTCAAGGAAGACGAAGATGGCAACAAGATCACTGATGTCATGGGCATCCGAGCCGGCTGTAAAGTAATGAAAACACGTTATGCAAAACCGTTTGAAGGCGTACAGGTCAAAATTCCTTATGAAACAGGCATGAATCCTTACTCGGGCATGGTAGACATGGCTGAGAAACGTGGCCTACTCAAGAAAGAAGGCAACAGTCTAGCGTTTATTACCAGCGATGGCGAAGTAATCAAACAGTTCCGTAAAAAGTGGGAAGCCAACGAAGCAGGTTGCTTAGACAAACTTATGACTGATTTTAATAATCAAAAAACAGTAAGTACTGAAGACACAGCCACGGAGGAATAATAATGAGTGTAGAATTAAGCAAAGAAATCTGGGACGAGCTCAAACGTTATGTTAATCCACAAGATCGTGATGAAGCCGCAGAAACACTAGTGTCAGTTCTTATTGATAACGATGTTGACGCCGCTGATATCAAAAGTGTTTTTAAAAGTGATTTAGGAGTTAAATCTGCTTTGGCAAGTTACCTTAAAGATCATGAAGATGAAGTTGACGAAGATGACAATGATGATGATGATGAGTACTACAAGGATGACAACTATTAATGTCATTTGACCCGTTAACTAATTTTTATTGTAGTCAAAAGTTTACTTGGCTGTCGATTGATTTAGAAAAACAATCATTATACTCGTGCTGTGCAGCAACTCCTGAAAAAATTAATATTAACTGGTTAAAACAAAATCCTGGGCAACTATTCAATACCCCAGCATTACATCAAGATCGTGTTGACATGTTAGCAAATAAACCAGTGTCGAGTTGTTATGATAATTGTTGGAAAGTAGAAAGCAACGGGTTGACTAGTCGGCGCACAATGATGAAAAGTTATAATCCAATACCAAGTAACGTTGACGAATTAACTCCAACACATCTAAATATTAATTTAGGGTCAACGTGCAATTTAACTTGCTCATACTGTTGTAAACAATACAGTTCGGCCTGGTATAGAGATTTAAAAGAAAATGGTAGTTATTTCGATAATAAAGATCGTTTTCAATTGTTGCCAATTGATCATCTTATATCTAAACTAAGCCACCGTGAATATTTTGAATCTCCTGTAGTCAAAATAATAAACAAAGAAATAGCTCGTCTAGGGCCAGTAGAAGAGGTATACATTTCTGGTGGCGAGCCATTTTTATATAATGAGTTTCCAGAGTTACTAAACAGTTTTGATTTTACTACTCGTATTAATTTTCATACTGGCCTTGGAGTTGATACTAACCGTTTAAAAAAACAAATCAATCAAATTAAACAAAGAGACAATTTACAAATATATGTTAGTGCCGAAACTTGTGGTAAACTATACGAATTTAACAGGTATGGCAATAGTTACAAGATTTTTTTAACCAATTTAAAATTGCTTAAAGACGCTGGGTTTGCTATTAAATTTAATTCAGTAATAAGCAATCTAACTGTGTTAGGCCTTGTTAATTTTGTTAATACGTTTAGTGATATTCCTGTAAATTTTCAATTTTGTAACGACCCGGATTTTTTAGCTGTAAATGTGCTTGATGATAGCACCAAAAAGCAACTAATTACTATTTTAAACAACACTGAAATTGACCTACGTAATGAAATTATTTCAAATATACAGGCGCCGTGCCGAGAAACACAACGTCAGCAATGTGCTCATTATATAAAAGAGTTTGCCACTCGTAGAAATTTATCACTTGATATTTTTCCAACAAGTATGCTACAATGGTTAGATATAAAGGATTCGCATGTGGTATAGCCAAGTAATTGCTGATCTTAGCAACATTCCTGATTTCATAGCTCATTACGAAACAGAGCTAGAGGACGCCAAGCGTGATGTGCGTATTGGCGGCCTTGTTGAAAAAAATATCACAGCATTGCCTGGCATTACTGAACATCGTTTTAATCAACTACAAGAAATTGAAGCGGTATTGAATCATCTCAATATACAGTTACGAAAAATTCGTCGCAAACATTTTCAAAAGTACCTTGAAGGATATGCTAGAGCATTGACCAGTAGGGATGCAGAAAAGTATGTGGATGGCGAGGACGAAGTTATTGATTTTGAAACTATTATCAACGAAGTGGCACTATTACGCAACAGATATTTGGGCATATTAAAGGCCATGGAATCAAAGAATTTTATGTTGGGGCATATAGTTAGGCTCAGAGCCGCCGGAATGGAGGATATACAAGTATGACATTTGCACATCCTGAAGATAGTCACCGTCACAGCCTTGAAACTCTAAATCGATTATACGAGTACGACGATTTTATGGCCAGTATTAAAACTGTACTAGACCTTGGATGCGGTACAGGAGATGACCTTGAGTGGTGGGCCACAAGAACCACCAGAGATGAAGTTCCTCAGCCGTTGAACATACGTTGCACTGGAGTAGATCTAGCATCTGAGCTAACTCTAACCAAAAAATACAATACTGTTTTTTATCAATCTGGCAATTTTGAGGATACAATACCAGCACCCCCTGGGGGATTTGATATATTATGGTGCCATGATAGCTTTCAGTACGCACACGCACCTGTAAAGACA